GCTATTTCTATGTGTCCCCCACTACTTGCATTAATAAGAGCCGTATCTTTATAATATGTCTTCGCATCTACATTTGCCCTAAACAGCGAATGCCTTTTTTTATCCAGTAGTTTTTTCACTGTGTCTATTCTTCCTTCACTACTTGCCATAAGAAGTTCATTATCTTCTTCTACATCTCCGCCTCTCTGTCGTTTTGAATGTGTTTTTCTTAAATGTATTCTTGGTCTTTTATTATTTTTACGTGTTCCCATTTACTATATTATCCTATTATAAATAATATAGTAATCTTAACTTTTCACCTCCCTTCTTTTTTTTTGAACGAGTTTTTCGTGTTTTTATTCCCCCCCTTCTACTATTCATATCTAAATGTCATGGTGGAGGTGGACCATCAGGTGAGTCTGGAATATATGGTGGAGGTGGACCATCAGGTGAGTCTGGAATATATGGTGGAGGTGGACCTTCTGGAGAATCGGGAGGTGCTTGTGGTAAAGGAAGACCACGTAATAGCGGTGGTGGAGGTGGACCATCAGGTGAGTCTGTAACATATGGTGATTCTGGTAAAGGCAGACCACGTAATAATCTATCTCTTCGTTCAGCTGAATTAATACGCACTATATCTCTTCGTTCTGGTAAAGGGGGGTCGTTACTACCAAAATATCGGGCTCGTTCTTCTCTTACTCTATCCCAATGGTCTTGTTCTATTTGTGTTCTTTGTGTTAGTTGGTCTGGTGTTTCACGTTTCATAGTTCTTCTGCGTCGTGCTAACCAATTTGTATGATTTCTACGTTCTTCATTCTGTATTTGTCTTCTTTCTTCATGACTCATATCTCTTATTTCATTTACACTATAAGGTGTTGTACTTGTATATGGATTATATACCCACGGTGTGTCACGAGTAATATATGTTCTACAAGCCAAAGATATATCTCCGCGACAAATAGGACATTTAACATTTCTATTGTTTTTATTATTACAAACATGCATTAAACATTCCTTGTGAAACTTATGTTTACAAGGTAATTTTGGGATATTATCCGTATTTTTTAATTCATCCAAACATATAGGGCATGGATTTTCGCTTATAGTTTTACTTTTTTTAGGTGTTTTAACTTCACTGGGATCTGTTCCTCTTTTTCTTTTACCACTCCCGCCATTTTTTTTTGAACGAGATTTTCTAAATGTTTTATTGGATTTTTTATTATTTTTACGTGTTCCCATTTACTATATTATCCTATTTTTAATGATATAATTTAAATATTTATTTAAATTATATGTTGAGATATATTGCTGGAAGTAATATTAATCATGCTTTAACTGTAGGTAAAAAATATATAAATAAAAATAAAAAACCTATTATTAATTATGCAGTAGAAGGAAAAAATAATTATAGGAAAACGTATAAAGAGTATAATAAAATAATATCTTTATTACCTGAAAATTATTCCATAGCATTAAAACTATCTTCATTTAATTTTGATTCATTGTCTATTAGTGATACTATAAATAACGCAAACAACAAAAATATTAAAGTATTTATTGATGCAGAAAGTGATAAAGAGAATGAAATATATCAGGATATATCTACAGATTTGTTATTAAAACATCAAAATGTTTATAAAACTTATCAAATGTATAGAAAAGATTCTTTAAACGTATTAATGAGTGATATAATTAAATGCAATAAAACAAATATTCCATTTTCTGGAAAATTAGTAAGAGGAGCGTATTGGAATACGGAAAAAAATAATGGTCATTTATTTATTAAAAAAGAGGATACTGATGAATCTTATAATCAAGCTATATTAAATATTAATAAATTTGAATTTAATACACATCCAAATATAGTATTGGCAACACATAATGAGAAATCAATATATATAGCAAGATTATTAAATAAACATTTATTTGAATTTGCTCATCTACAGGGTATGAATGAATGTTACTATAATAATATTTGTAACACAAGTAATGTTTATGTTTATATACCATATGGTCCATATAATGAAATAATACCTTATTTGTCAAGAAGATTATACGAAAATATTGATATGTTAAAATACACAATACGTTAATATAATTCAGGGTTATGGCAACCTGAGCTGACTAAGTAAGTATTGATAAATTGTTATGTGATATACATCCTATCCAATTCTGGTATGCTTCCTTCATCAAATTTATTTGTATAATTCACTTCGGTAACCTCCAGAATTTTTACTTGTTTAATTACACATTCTTTTTCTAAAATAGGTATTCGTAACGTATAAGACAAATATACGCTGTGTTCATTTATACTACAGATTATTATATTAAAAAAGCATTTCACGTAACCAGTTACATAATATTGTATTGTTAGAGAAGGTCTTGTTAATAACATTCCATTCATTGTTTGTAGTAAACGATATTTTGTATCCTTGTATTGAATATTTTTGATTGATTTTGATATTTGCATACAGTTGCTTGAATATATTTCTAATTGTTGATTCGTAAATGGAATCGGCATATCAGGATTTATAGGTTTTAAATGGATATATTTTAATAGATAATGACACACACAATCAGATAAACGACGAATTGGAGATGTAAAATGACAATATTCTGGAGAACCTACCAAGTCGTGTGGCTTTACAGTTGAAATATAATCTGCTTGTATACCATTCACAATAATTTCATTTAATAATTCTTGACCCGTTATTCCACTATATACTGTGTTTAACCATTCACTTGCAGAACAAATACGAAATATACCTACGCCTTCAAAATTGATTTTTAAATATTCTCCTACAAAAGAATTTGCAAATATTGCAAACTCTGCTATCATCTGTTTCATTAAAATCTCTGTTGGGGTATCGTGATATAAATACATTGATTTCTCGTCATATTTTACATAAGAATTTGATACTTCGTTTAAAATGACTCCTTTCGTTCTCCCACTCCTTATTTGGGTAAGCGCCTTACTTATCTTAATACCATTCGTTAACACCTCATTTGTGTCATATAATTCTCCTGCTTTTGCATAGCTTAGTGCATTATGTTTGTCTACTTTGATTTTTGTAAATAATATTTTCACGTTATTTATTGGTTTGTATGTTTCTTTTTGAATCTCAGACAAGATAGTAATTGCTAATTTTTCATTTCCGTATTGATTCACCATTAAACTCGCCTTTTCCATAATTTCTTCTGGAATCATATGAATCGGTGTTTGATTAGACGGATATCGGGTCACTATCCTATTTTCTATGTCTTTCCATAATAATGAATCGGGATTGATATGCTCAGTCGGGTCGGCTATATGTATCGCTAAGTATAATTTATCATCTTCGGTATATATACTAAACGCATCGTCAGCGTCTTCACATCCATCAGGGTCAATACTATATATTGTATGATTTGTCATATCTACACGTTCTTGTACATTATACCTATGGGGTATTTCGTTATTTCCTAATAATGTTGTATCTAATACACTGTTACGTCTTTTACCATATAAAGGTTCAATTGTTTGCTGATAATAATCCATTTTTATATTATTATCAACAGTTATCTAAATACTTTTACTTTCGCTTTTTATAAGTTTTTCTTTTTTTTCCACCATTTCTTGGTCTTCTTCCCGAATTATGACATATATCCATCCACAAATCTTTATTATGTCTTAGATGTTGAGGTATATAATTTGTATTATTAATATTTTGCCATAATTCATTTTCGTATCGTTCAGCATCAGGATGAAAACGACTGTAACGTCTATATTCTGGATTATCATGAGGGCAAGGTATATAATCAACCCAATTTTCAGGTAATTGTTCTTGAGGTTGTTCTTCATTTGGAACAATGTAAGCATCATTATCTTGTTCATGGTCATTTAAATCGGGTAGTGCTCTTCTCCCCCCACGGATTTTCACTTTACGCGTTGTTTTTTTATTATTTTTCTTTTTATGAGTTGTTTGCCCTCGGGTTTTATTATTTTTTTTAGCTAAACCTTTCATTATAGAATATACGTAGACATTATTGTTTATGTTTAATATGATGATATTCGTACTTAAAATAATGTAAAAAATTGACAATATATGCAGACAATATGGATTTTAACGAATGTAACAATTAAATTAATATAATGAGCAAGTCACCACGATATTTTGAATACGCGTCTAATGAGTATCATACTGTTAATCAGCGTGAGAAAAGTTTGGTAAGTAGGTATGGTCTATATTCTGATTACGATGAGTGCGATGATGTATGTGAGAGTTGTGAAATAAATACCCCACAATATAGTTGCAACAAATGCGGTAATGGTATTTGTGAAGACGAAGAATGCTCTATGCAATTTCCGCATTATTCCAACACAACATACTTTGTATGTAAACGTTGTGTTGATACCATTTCACTGAAGTTGGTTTTACAGATTGATTTGGGGAAATTGGAATTATTGAAAGAAAAAATACGTACTGGAACAACATGCAACTCCGTATGTTCTTCAAGAACAACCAGCAGAAGTAGTTACTGTACTAACACAATTAGCTCCTTAAGTGATACTTCTAATACAGATAGCGATGATTTCCATGTAGAAAATAATACAAAAATTAGTAGTAGTGACGAATTCATGGAACTTGTAAAACAAATGGTCTTCGTATAACATAAACATAAAAAATTTATTTATTATAATTATTAGATAATATTAATATATTTCTCTATCTCTTGCTCTATCTCTATTGTGTTGTTTTTCTCTATATGATACTCCTGGTGACATTGTTGTGGTTTGTAATGATGACCTTGACTTCATTTCATCTTTAAGGTCCTTTATCTCTTTCGCAGATTTATCTTTACTTCCTTCATCCTCGTTATTTGCAGTTTCAATTTCAAACTCGGTCATTTTTAATTTTTTATACAATGCTTCTAATCTGGTTAAAAAGGTTTTTAAATGCAATGAATGATTATTTTCTCTAGTATTGTCTTTATCTTCATCTTTATGTTTATATAAACTACCAGATAATTCAATAAATAACCATATTTCTTGATTAATCTTTGTTTTGTAACAATTAAATAAAAAATACTTTTTATCCCATTTAAAAAAACTGATATAAGATGTTGTTAAACTAACCAGCAATTGAGATATCCAAACCGCCCAAAATATTGTATAATAATGAATATTATCTTTATTACTATTTATAGATAATAAAGCTGGATTTATAATTGAACAGGCTATAATAAATATTTGCGTATCATTGTACCATCGTGATATTGTATTATAATGTTTTGTACAATATGCAGAAATTGTTTGAAAACGCATTAATATTAAATTTTTTTCATAATTATTCAATGTTGGGATTTCTTTAATAATTTCATAAATTTTATCAAAATCCTTTATTACTGTATCTTTTGTACAACATAAAAATGTATTCTTACAATAACTTGCACAAGTTAAACCATATAAATCCTTTGAGTATAATTGTACTTCATTTTCGTATTTCTTTTGTGCTTCTAATAATTCTTTGTCTTTGGTGATAATAAATTTTTGTTTTTCTAATTCCATATAATCTCTTTCTCTTTCTATTTCATCATAACGTTCTCCAATTGACATTTCTAATTTTCTTCTTTCTACTGATTTATGAACATCATCTTCGGTTATTTGTAACAATTCTTTTGCTTTGATGCTTTTTAAATTTTTTAGATGTTGTATTACTGTGTATAAATCCAGAAATGAATAACCATTATTACCTTGTAATTGAATATGTTTTAGATATTCATTTAAAAAAAAGTCTTGATTCGTACGCCGTGGGTTTATCATTTTGTAAAAATTATCATATGATATTACATCATTTTTGCTAATTTTATCGAACTCTTTTTTTAAGGTATTAAACTCTTCTGACGATATTGATTTATTACTTATATTTATTTTTGAATCAAACATATCCACCATATCATTTGATAAAAAAGCATTACACATAATACAATACGTTTCCATATGATCATTTTGAAAAAAACAATTCTTACAAACTTTTTTATCATTATTTCTTTCATCAAATGAAAGACGTCTATAAGATGTAGGTCTACGATTAGCATTTAATGGTTTCATGATTTCTGTTTCTACATCTTTTTTCTCTTCCTCTTCCTTTTTTTTCTCTTCCTCTTCCTTTTTTTTCTCTTCCTCTTTTTTTATTTCTTCGTCTGTATCTTCATTTAACTCTTCTGTAAGTTCATTATTTAAAGCATCCACTGTATCTGTATTATCAAGTTGGTTCTCAATATCCGGCGCTAAACTTGGTGCCTTATTAGAATCTACTGATGAACTGGATTCTTCCTCCATATAATATTATTAATAGATTTTTATAATATTATATAACGTTTATTATATTATAAATACTGATATAAACATTATACGTCATATTATATGTATAAAACTTATTATGAATCTATATCGGGTCGTTATAGTTGATCGGAACTACTCAAATCATGTATTTTATAGAGTAGAAGATAAGAAAGAATTAGATATTAATCAATATCCAGAACTAAAAAGTATTAATCCATTAGATAAGAAAATGTTTATGGATGATATTTTTACAGTTGAAGATAATACATTCAATCGTGTTAGTTCTATTGTAAGAACATGTAAACAAATTGCTGGTGTTCTTATGTTGGAAAATAACAAAACGTTCGGTAGAACGGAGAATAAAAAACGACTGTTGTATAAATGTATACCAGATGACCGTCATTTACCTGCATTCTTAGTACCATATGATGTAAAAGTTGGTTTTTCAAAAGTACAGAAAAATAAATTTGTAA